ATGCCAATCGGACCACGAGGACACCGACGGATAAGTTATGATCCGCTGCCCAGCCAGAAGAAGTTTCACGATTCGGCAGCGAGGTTTAAAGGGTTTTCGGGACCTATAGGTTCAGGAAAAAGTCAGGCGCTCTGTCATGAAGCGATCCGGCTGAGCTATCTGAATCCGGGAAGGACAGGACTCATCGGAGCGCCTACCTACCCGATGCTGAGGGATGCGACTCTCACTTCCTTACTGGAAGTGCTGAACAGCAATCGGATCCCTTACGAGTATCACAAAGCTGAGAATGTTCTCTCTTTGAAGGACTCGGGATCGCGGATTTTGTTGCGGTCGATCGATGAATTTGAAAGACTGCGCGGGACCAATCTGGCGTGGTTCGGAATTGACGAGCTTACCTACGCGCAGGAGGAAGCATGGCTTCGACTGGAAGGACGGCTGCGCGACCCTAAGGCGACTCGTCTGGGTGGCTTTGCGGTGTGGACACCGAAGGGATTCGACTGGGTATATCGGAAGTTTATACAGAAGCCGTCGGCTGGTTATGAGGCAGTTCTTGCACAGCCTTATGAAAACCGGTTTCTGCTTAAGAGTGTGCCGGACTTTTATGAGCGCCTCAAAGACAGTTACGACGAGAACTTCTTTAAGCAGGAAGTTCTGGGAGATTATCTGAATGCGAAAGGGAGTCTGGTGTATCGGGCTTTCACGCGGGCAGGCAATCAGCAGCCGGTAGAACTGGATCTCAGCAAGCCGGTTTGCTGGGCCGTGGATTTTAACGTGGACCCCATGTCGTCCGTGATCGCGCAGGTTGAAGGCGGGCGAATCTATGTAGCGGATGAGATTGTGCTGCGGCGCTCGACAACGCAGGATGCGTGCGAGGAGTTCGAAAAGCGCGTGGGAGTTCCGACAGCGGGAGTCATTGTATATGGCGATGCATCGGGCGCCGCGGCTCAGACAACGGGATTTTCGGACTATGCGGTGATTCGCGAGTTCTTCCGGCAGCGGGCGGCGAAGGTGACGTACCGGGTGCCGAATGCGAATCCACCAGTGAAGGAGCGCGTGGCCGCGATGAACGCAAAGCTGAAGAATGCAGCGGGCGACGTGCAGATGTTTGTGGATCCGAAGTGCCGGGAACTGATTGCAGACTTTGAGCAGGTCTCGTACATGGAGGACTCAATGCAGATCGATAAGGATAAGGACCGGCGGCGGACACATGCTTCCGACGCGCTGGGCTATCTGGTGTTTCAGGAGTCTCGGGGAGCGCCGATCGGCGAGCGAAAAGGACGGCTTTTTTAAGGAATGGTTATGACTTCACATATTGAGCAGGAACATCCCGACTACACGTCGCGGGCACGCATGTGGCGGCGTTACCGTCACCTCTATTCCGGCGGCGAACAGTTCCGAACCAACGCGGCCGAATACCTGGTGCGGCGCCACAAGGAACCGATGGAGGTTTATCAGGAACGCCTGACCAGGGTGTTCTATGAGAACTATCTGGGTTCGATCGTCGACTGGTACATGGCGACGCTGGTGCGCAAGGAACCCGTGATCGAGTTTGAAGGCGGCGGCGATGCCGCCAGGAATTACTTCAGCCTCCTGACCCGGAATGCTGACTTGAGGGGCACTACGCTAACCCAGTTCTTCAAGGAACAATTGACTGAGGCGCTGGTCTGCGGAAAGTCATACCTGGCGGTGGATTTTCCGAAACACAGCGAGCCGGCGCTGACTCGGGCGGAAGAAGATGCTTCGGGCCGCAGCCGCGCTTATCTGGTTGGTTACACGGCTGATGAGGTTATCAACTGGAGCTACAACGACCTGGGAGAAATGGACTGGGTTGTGATCCGGACTTCCTGCCTGAAGCAGGACAGCGTGCGTTCGATGGGATGGAAGAAAGAAACGCGGTGGATCTATTACGACCGCGCGAAGTATGAGATTTACGAACAGCGCGAGGTGAATCAAAAGACCGGCATTGAGCTGGTGGACGAGGGGCCTCATGGCTTTGCGGGGATCGGACGCGTGCCTGTGTTCGAGCTTCGTTTGAGCGAAGGGTTGTGGATGGCGAATAAGATCGCGCTGCTGCAGCTGGAACACTTCAACAAATCGAATGCGCTGGGTTGGGCCCTGACGATGGGTCTGTTCGCGACGCCGGTAATTTATTCGGATCGGGAATACAACCAGCTGATGGGCGAGAGCTACTGGGTTCAGCTGGGACAACAGGACAGTATCGGTTGGATGGAGCCGGAGGGCAAGGTCTATCAGATTGCCGCCGATAATCTGGGGCGGCTGAAAGATGAGATTTACCGGGTTGCCTATCTGATGCAGCAGGCCGGGGATAGTTCGTCAAGCAAGCAATCGGGCCTGAGCAAGCAGTGGGACTTCAGCGTGACTCAGGAGATTCTGGGGGCTTATGGCGATGTAATGAAAGACGCGATGAAGAACGTGCTGAACTCGATCGCGGCGGCCCGGCAGGACGACATGATCATCGACGTGACGGGCGTGGATGAATTCGATATCGGCGATTTCAGTTCGGAAGCGGCGGATGCTCAGAGCCTGTTGAGTCTGGGGATTCAGTCTTCGACGTTGAAGAAGCAGGTTTTCAAGCGCGTGGCGCTGAAGTATCTGAGCGATGCCCGGCAGGAGATTAAGAACCGGATCGTGGACGAGATCGATCTGGCGGCTTAGGGTACCGAAATTCTAAATTAGCTACCACTCACGGTCGCGGCTCAGTAAGTTGTTTGGAATCATCGTCCCATTTCGGAGCCGCGCGCGTGAGCAAGCGGTTTCCGGCGTTTGTCAGCAGCCTGTGACAGAACCGGACAAGTCAGGGCAGGCAAAAGTGCCTGCCTCACATTTTTGGAGGTGAACATTGGAAGGACCTATCGACGTGCAAGGGATCGTGCAGCAGGCGATCGACGAGTACATGCGTAAAGACAGCGCGCGGCGCGAGCCTGCATACAAGACGGAGTTGCAGGAAGAGCGGCGGCGCAGAGAACAGCTCGAAAAGCGAATGAACGAGCTGGTGGAAGAGAACAAACGGAGCCGCGCGATGGCCGAAGAGGCGCAGCGTAATTCCACGATCCGCGGTGAGCTGCAGAAGCTCGGCGTGGCGAAAGTGGACCTGGCGTTCAAGGCGGTTCAGGACGGCATTGTCCGGTCCGAAGACGGCCGCCTTGTGGCGCGGGGAGAAAACGGGGAGATGCCCGTTGCGGAATATCTGGCAGGTTTTGTACAGGAGAATCCGGAGTTCCTTCCGGCGAGAATCGCGGGAGGAACAGGGATGACGGGCACGCAAAAGACGGCGCCGCACAGCAGTGCGGGGGCCATCGATATCGATAAGATCAGCCCGTCGATGAGCAGGGAAGAACTCGACCGAGTGCGGCAGGAGATCCTGCGGGTCACGTCGCAAACGCTGCGAGGCTAAGCAGAGCAACAGGACATGGCGAAGGGGGAGCCGGAAACGGCTCCCCCTTTTCATTTGCAGTCAAGAAAAACATGTAGTCAAGAAAGACAGAGAGAGGAAAGAAAGAAATGCCAGCAATTACATCAGCAAACGTCGCGAACGCAATCGTGAAACTGGTAGCCGCGGATGCGCTTCCGGCCCTTGTGGGGAACCTGATCATGGGGAACCTCGTGAACCGCGATTACGAACCGACTCTGGCACAGGCAGGCGATACGGTCAACATTCCGATCGCGCCGCAGCTTGTGGCCAACAACATCGCGGAAGGCGGTTCGGTTACGCCTCAGAATCCGAGTCTCGGAAACGCGCAGATCGTGCTCAACACGCACGCCGAAGCGACCTTCCTGATTCCGGATGTCACCAAAGTGCTCGCCGTACCGGACCTGCTGAAGGTTTACATGCAGCCGGCGGTTGTGGCGATTGCCGAGAAGATCGAGAGCGATCTGATGAACCTCTATGCGGGGTTCACGGCGAACTCTCCGCTCGGCACGGCCGGCACCGCGGTTACCGAAGCGACCATCGATCAGGCGGAGACGGCTCTGTTCACTTCGAAGGTTCCTTCGAGTGAACCGAAGTACCTGGTGGTGGACAGCAACACCTATTCGGCGATGCGTCAGATCCCTCGCTTCAGCGAATTTCACACCTGCGGCGAAGCGGGTCTGCGGTCGCTGGTGGACGGCACCATCGGGAAGATCAAAGACTTCTACGTTTTCCGCTCGCAGTATGTGCAGAAGACGGGAAGCTCTCCGGTCAACACCCACAACCTGGCGTTCTGCAAGGACGCGCTTGGTCTGGTGATCCGCCGCCTGCCGCAGCCCCTTCCGGGCACCGGCGCCATTGCCGAATACGCCGAACTGGGCAACTTCGGAATGCGGGTGACGATGAGCTATCAGCCGAACACGCTGTCTCAGCAGTTCACGGTTGACGTGCTCTATGGCTGCGCCGTACTGCGGAATAACTTCGCGGTTCAGGTGAACAGCTAACGGAAGCTTCCGGGGTGTAGTGGACAGGCGGAACCGCCTGTCCTGCCTCGTCAGCGCAGGCGGAAACACCTGCGGCGCATGGGCGCGCTTCGGCACAACCGGAGCGCGCCCCTTGTTTTTAAGGACAGGAGAGAGACATATGGACTTGCGAGCTTATTACAAAAAGATCCGGGAGACGGAAGCAATGCTGCAGGGCGAAAGCCTGGTGGTGGTCAGCATGGCTACTTCCGAGGGCGGAAGAGAGGGAGTAAAGACCGAAGTTCCGCGCGCGATTGCGGCGAAGCTGATTGCCGAGGGCCGCGCGCGCGTCGCCTCCGACGAAGAAGGTCTGGAGTTTTATGAGGCGCACCGCGAGGCCCGCGAACGGTTTGAGGTTGAGCAGGCCGCACGGCGCATGCAGGTTATGGTGATTCCGCAGGCGGACCTCAGGAAGCCGAAAGAGAGGATCTGACCCATGTCGCTGTTTGTGGACGGGCCCCTTTCGACAATCGACGATCTGACGAACCAGGATTCCGGCTTTCTGGACGTATCGCAGACGTGCGGAATCAACGCCACCACGAAGCTGCAGCTGGCGCATGAAGAACTTGAGACCGATCTGCAGTTGTGGCTTGACAGGCCTCGCCCGACACTGGACCTGGTTTACGGGCCGGTGCTGCACATCGAACAGGTGGTGATGACGCCGGCGCTGAAACGCTGGGAGACCATGATGGCGCTCTCAATGTTCTATCGGGACGCTTATTTCAGCCAGCTGGTGGATCGCTACCAGGCGCGCTGGGACGAATATGCAAAGCTGACGCGCGACGCCTGCGAACGCTTCGTGGCGAGCGGGTTGGGCATTGTGGCGAACCCTGTCCGGAAGGCCGCGATCCCCTCGCTCGGAACCGTGGCCGGTCCGCAAAGAGGAGGGACCTTCTATGCACGGGTGGCCTGGGTGAATGCTTCAGGGCAGGAAGGCGAGGCTTCCGACGCATCTTCCTTAACGGTGGCCGATAACCATTTGATGACTGTCTCGGCCGTGCATCCCCCTGTGGGTGCAACCGGCTTCAACGTGTACGCGGGGGCTTCGCTCGACGGCATGGTTGCGCAGAACAATGTGCCGCTGCCGGCCGGCGGCAGCTTCAGCTATGTGCCGGGATTCACCATGCAGGGCAGAGCGCCCGGCAAGGGCCAGAAGCCCGACGTGGTGCGTCCTCTGGCGCGGACCATTCTGAGGGGATAGAGAGATGGCAGGGATCACGGGAACGCTTACCAATACGGTGCTTTCGAAGCTCCGTTCGGCGACGGACGGAGTCAACATTCGGATCGGAGCGATGGAGTCGGCGGATACGTCTCTCAACGCGCCGGGGGTGCGGTCGATCATGGCGCTCAACGCGAGCGTCGAGATCAGCGAGAAGACGGGCCATGGGCATTATCCGGCGCTGCTGGTGTATTGCGACAAACTTTCGAATTCGCTGAAAGAGAAGTTCCGGCAGTTTTCGGGCAGAGCGCACCTTGTGGTGGAAGTGAGGTGTTCCCAGGACCGGATTGACGGTCTGGAGGACGCCGCGCAACTTTATGTGGACGCCGTGTGCGCCCTGCTGGACGATTCGCGCGGCAACTGGGGCGGCGGGTCATTCTACGGGGGCGGTTACGACGTGAGTTATGAACCGGTGTCGCGAGGCGGGAAGAACTACCTGCAGCGGGCGCGGGTGGGATTCGATATCGAGGTCAGCAGGTAAAGCTATGGCATACATTTCATCGAACGCAAACCGGTGGTACTGCGCAGTGGAAAGCGCATATGGAACAATACCGGCAATCACGGCGGCGAACCGGATTCCCGCTGTTTCCATGACCGCGCAACTGCGCCGGGCAAAGAGCCGGCGCAAGGACAAGACAGGAAGCCGTACATGGTCGGGCCTGCCGATCGGCATGAGGATGCAGACCAATTACGACCTCAAGACCTATATGCGGGACTGGGCCGATCCCTCGACTCTGCCACCGCACGATCCTCTCTTCGAAGCAGCGATGGGGGGGACCGGAACGCTGTGGAGCGGCGGCACGGCCAACACGGGGACGACAAACTCCACCGTGACCTTTGTGGCGCCGCACGGACTGCTTCCCGGCCAGGCCGTTGTTTCGAACGGCGAGATCCGTTTCGTGGCGGCCGTGGCCGATCCGCATACGATCATTCTCAACGCTCCTTTTTCGACCGTGCCTGTGACCGGACTGGCGATGTCACCGACGGCCACTTACAACCTGTCTTCGCAGCTTCCGAGTTTCAGCCTGTTCGATTACTGGGACCCCTCGACAGCGGTGCAACGCGTTCTGACCGGAGCCGCGGTGGATCGGATGAGCCTGAAGCTGAACGGCGACTTTCATGAGTTCGAGTTCAAAGGGCAGGCTCAGGACGTGGTAGACAGCACGACCTTCGTGGCGCAGCAGGGCGGCGTGGCAACCTTCCCGGCGGAGCCCGCGGTAGGCGCCCACAGCTACTCACCGGTTCCCGGCAATCTCGGGCAGGTGTGGCTGGGAGTGCTGCCAAATCAGTTCCTGACGGTCTCTTCGGCATCGGTTGAGATTCGCAATAACGTAGATATGCGCGCCAATGAGTTCGGCTCCTCCCTGCCCCAGGGCATTGCGCCGGGTCAGCGGGAAGTATCGATTTCACTGGAACTGTTCAGCCAGGACGATACGGCTACGGAATCGCTTTACCAGGCGGCGCGGCAACAGGTTCCGATGGGCGTGATGTTCCAGCTGGGGCAGGTAGGCGGGCAACTGCTGGGCATTTATCTCAAGTCCGTGGTGCCCGTGGTTCCGGAGTTCGACGATTCGGAAACGCGGGTGAAGTGGAAGTTCGAAGAAGTTCGGGCGCAGGGCACTTCGGACGATGAAATTGCGATCGCGTTCGGATAGGAGCCTGCGATGAAAAATCAGTCAACAACCTGGCAGAGCCGGATTGCGGTGCCTTCGGAGGCGTTCCCGGGAGTGGAATTCGTGATTGCGAGGATCACCTTCGGGCGCAGGCTGGAACTTATGAGGCGGGTGCGCGATCTGGCGGCCCGCCTTGAGTATTTTGAAGCGGGCCGGGAAGAAAAGAACCGGATCGAAGCCAGCCTGCTCGGGGCGCAGCTCGACCGGCTTTACATCGAATGGGGCCTCGAAGAAATTCGCGGGCTGGATCTGGATGGCGAGCCGGCAACGCCCGAAACCCTTATCGACCGCGGTCCCGAAGAACTCTTTCAGGAAGCCCTGGCGGCCGTGAAAGCCGAGTGTGGCCTTTCCGAAGAACAGCGAAAAAACTGATTGTCGCGTTCCATTTCCAGTTAGCAGGCGCGCAGCCTGCAGACCGGGCCGGGTGGGATTGCGACAGCTGCAGACGGACCGGCCTGGAACAAAAACGCAGATGCGGCTTTCTCCCCGCGGAAGAGCGCGGAGAGCCGAGGATCGTGTGGGGACGAAAGCAGGTCTCTTCCCAGGAATGCCCTAAGTCTTTGGTCACGGGCGAAAGCATGGCTCTGCTGGAAGAGTATTTCGTCCGCGCACGACTCGGGATTCTCCCTTCAATGGAAACCGAGGCTCGCAAGGCGGATGCGTTTGTGATATTGCGCGACCTGATGGAACGAGAGGAAAACGATGGCACACCGCAGCATTGAAGAAATTATTCAGACCATAGCGCCTTCGCGGAAGCGTGGCATACCGAACCCGCCGACGATCGGCGTGGGAGTTTCGGGCGCCGGAGACCTGACGACTTCGCTGTCGCAGGCGGGACAACAGATTCAGCAGTTGCAGGCTGCCTATCAGCAGCAGGCGAACCTGATTACGGCAAATACGCAGGCTCTGCAGAGCAATACTTCCGTGAAGTCGGGAAGCTCCGCGAGCAGCGTGCTTGGCGGAGTCGCTTCAGGTCTTTTGGGCGGCTTCGGCCTGCTCTCGCCGATCATTTCAGGAATCGCGAGCCTGTTCGGCGGAGGGAGTTCAACTCCGCAGCCGTTGCCCATTTATACGCCTCCGCAGCCGGTATCGATCAGCGGCGCACTGCAGGCGGCGCCGGCTGCATCCGGGCAGGCAACCGGAGCAGCGCCTGCCGCAACGTCGGGCGGCAACGCAAACCAGACGACTTATGCGCCCCAGATCACGGTGAACGTGAGCGCCATGGACAGCCAGTCTTTTCTCGACCGGAGCAACGATATTGCGAGCGCGGTGAGAGAAGCCATGCTGAACATGCATCCGATCAATAAAGTGGTCGCGGAGCTGTAAGCCATGAGCGCGTTTCCCACATTGAGAACGGGCGCGGTGGCGCAATATCCTTTGGACCGGACGGTGCGGTTCCAGACGCAGTCGGTGCAGTTCATGGATGGCAGCAGGCAACGGTTTCGCCTGTACCGCGCCGGGCTGCGCCGGTGGAAGATCCGGCTGGCCCTGCTGGACGAGCAGGAACTGGCCGCGGTGACTGCGTTTCTGGAGCAACAGGGATCTTCTGTATTTCCATTTACCGATCCGGTGACAGGGGATCTGGTTTCTTCGTGCATCATCTCCGGCGGCAGTTTTGACGCAGGTTCGGCGGGCGAGATGAATGCGAATGCTTCGGTTGAAATCGAGGAGGTAGCGGCATGAGTTTCTACCCGCAGCTCGGAAACGGCGCGATCACGCAGTTTCCTTTCAGCCGCACCAGGAAATGGCGCGGAATTACCAATCAGCTGGAGGGCGGCGAACTGATTACGCTGCCGGACAGCGCCGGAGGAGAGATCAACTGGACTCTGAAGTATGAAGATCTGAGCAACACGGAAGTCCAGACGATTGCCGGTTTGTTTGCGTCTTCGCAGGGGCAGTTTGGCTCATTCACTTTCATCGACCCGATGGCGAACCTGCTGGGCTGGAGCGAAGACCTGACGCGCTCCGGATGGCAGACGGGCCCGCTGGCTTTGACGTCCGCGGTGGCCGATCCGCTTGGTACCGGCCGCGCCTCCGCTCTTGCCAACGGCAGCCCTGGCACACTGCAGCTATCGCAGACACTCGGCATTTCCGGTGACTATATCGCTTGTTTCAGCGCCTATATTCGGGCCGCGGGCGCGGGCGCGATAACCATGCAGCGCGATGGAATTCAAAGTGTGGCGGCAGTGGGTCCACAATGGCGCCGAGTGGTGGTTTCGGGCGCGGGCATCGCGGGTTCCGGGCAATCGACTTTTTCCCTCGCCATCCCGGCGGGCCTGACGGTTCAGGTATTTGGCCTCCAGGTGGAAGCGCAGCCATGGCCCTCTGTCTACCATGCTACCGGCGCGGCCTCCGGCATTTACGAAGACACTTACTTCGCCGATGACGAGCTCACGATAACCAGCACGGCGCCCGGACTTTCCCGCGCGTCAATCCAACTCATCTCACGTATTTGAACCTGCGAATTTAACGGACGAAACTATGCAAAGCGCATTCACAGCCAAAGAGCGCCTCAACGCCGACACGCCCCTGTTCTTTTTCGATTGCACGATGATCGACGGCACGGTGCGGCACTGGAGCAGCCGCACATTCACATGGAGCGGCGTTACATACGAAGCACGCGTGCTTCGGCACAATCTCTTCGAAGCGCAACTGGCTTCCGAGAATCAGGTCGGCGGCGTGCCTAAGCTGACTTTTGAACTGGCCAACGCCGATTCCGCGCTCTCGGAACTGGAACATCAGACCGGATTCAAAGGATCGAAGCTTACGGTGTTTGCGGTCTTTGTCGATCTGGCCGCGGGCACGGCCACCACGGACCCGGTGACCGTGTTCAAGGGTCTGATGAACCCGCCCGAGACGATCACGGAGAACAGCTTTCGGCTCAGCGCCATGAACCGCATCTCGATGCAGCGCACCGTGCTGCCGAACGTCCGGGTGGAACGCATGTGCCCGTGGCGGTTTCCCACTACGGCGGCTCAGAGAATCGAAGCAGTCGACGGAGGGGCCGCTCGGGGAATCTATTCGCCGTTTTATCGATGCGGATATTCGGCGGATCAGCCGAACGGGACCGGCAAC